TGTTCCTTCACCACCTGCACTTATTGCAGTCCTTGCTAGGGCTTTACCTATTCCACTTTCAATTTGTCTTGTTACTTTATTTTTAATAGCGTCATCTATTCCACTACCACCAAAACCTTGTAATTCAAATATGTTCTCTGTTAGGGTACTAATCGCACCACTTCCAACACCTCTAAGTAACGCTTGCCAACCTTCTGCGTCTTTTTTGCTATATGTATCGTGTAAGCTTGTTCCAAAACCTTGTTGAAATGTTAATAAATTACCTGCTAGTTTGCGTTTACTTCCTACTACTCCTAATGCTGTTGACTGTCCCACTCCTTCTGCAACTTGATTAGATGTTTCACCAAGTAATGAATTTTTATCAAATATATCATATATTTTGTTTTTAACTTCTTCGTGTTCTTTTTGTTGTTCTTGTGTAGCTCTTTTCCACCTCTCGGCAGTTTCTTTATTCCCTGCAATATCATTTACTGCTGACAGTCCATATCCAACACCTTGTGTTATTGCGTTTCCTATTCCTTCTATACCACCTATTATATGTGTGCCAACGCCTAAAGCTGTAGAGCCTACTGTTTTAGTTACATCACCTAATTGATAACCGTCATAAAAATTTTTAGGTCTTTGAGCAATACTTTTTAATGTATTTAATGCTGATAAAATTCCTGTATTAACATATCCACCTAATGTGCCGTCGTTTACACCTTTTAATGATTCCTCGTTTTCTTTTTTTATTTTTTCTTTATTCATATTATAAAGAAATTCGTTTGTATCTAGCATTTTAGATTTATCAAATTCAGTAATAGCCATTAATTGACTTGCTCTTTGAGAAACTTTTGAATACATATTTTCTTGACTTTTATGTAAATAATCAGCATAAGAATTTGCTTCTTTTATAGAATTAAATTTACCTAAATATTCACCTGTATTATAATAATGATTTATAGCTTCGTCATCTGATACTATTTTACCATTTACAACAGTAGGAATTAATATCTCTTTGCCTTCGTTTTCATCATAAAAAGACATACTTCTAACTGTACTTATACTACCGTCATCATTTTGTACAACAGGTCTGTTGTTTAAATTTATATTACCCCTACCATAACTTGTATTATTTCCATAATCTCTTGCTTGTTTATTTATTAAATTTCGAGCTTCTTTTAATCTACCCTCTTCTTGTAATTTCTTTTTTAAATTAGTCGCCATTTTTTGCTCCTTAATTCAAATAATTCATTAATATTTTATAATCTATGTCGTCTATATCTCCATTTGCTTTCGCTGTATCTACTAATTGTTTAGCACCTTTAACAGTAATTCCTTTTCCCATTGATTTATCAATATATTTAAAACCTGTGGTTTCAGAACTATTCAAAATACCATTAAATAATTTTTGTGCTTTAGTAGATAAAGTACTTCTGCTTTCGGTTGTTTCAGTTGTTGTACTTTTTTTATCTTCGGTCTTATCTAATAACCCACTTGGAGTAGTTGATTTTGAAGTATAGCTTCTACTTCCTGAGCTTCTTCTAGCTTTGTTAGGAATTTTGGAGTTGCATTAATGAAAGTTGGTAGTCCCTGTCGGCATTGGCTTGCGACATTTCTAACTGCCTTAACTGCAACTCATATTGTTTTTGCCATTGCTCATCTGCTACTTGGTCTCTGTATAAGCCATATCTTAATTGATATGTGTTCATAGCAAGTTCCATTTTTTGAGCGTAGGTGTTTGCCAAATTTTGTGCTTTTTGTATATCAGCGTCTATATATGCCTGATTTATTTGTAAGTCTAATTGTGCTTTTTCTCTATTAAGCTCTGTAACTATAGAGGTAACATTTCTTTGGTAATTATTATATAAGTTGACTCTACTAGATTCAGAATAACCACTATTAGTTAAACCTTGTGAGGCTATTGTTTCAGCATTAGCACCATAATTACTAGCTTGTTTCTGATAATCAGCATATAAACCTTTAGCTGTTTTAGTAGCGTCTTGCTCATATTGTTGCCTTTGAAAATCTGTTTGGAGTTTAGTTTTTTCTAAACCTTTATCAACTATTTGGTCGTTTAATCTTTGTTGCTCAGCTAAGTAATTATTTTGTTTATTTTCTAACTCATCTATTGCTGTTTGAGTTCCTATACCATTGACTTGTTCTGCCATTTGCTACTCCTTTCTTATCCGTTTAAAATATTTGAATTAGATTTTGCAAACAACAAACTATATCCATAAGTCCAAGAACCTGTATCTGAGCCGTGATAATAACAACTTACAGTAATTTTATTTGATGTTGCACTTCTTACATAAAATTGAGCTGTATGTAAATGATTTCCTGAATTATTAAAAGGATTAATCAACCCAATAAAAGTATATCCATTCGGAATACTATGTTCATTATCTCTATCGTGGTCGCCATACCAAGCACTTGTTTGACGCCAAGTTTGCACTAATAAAGCACCATTCATTTTAGTTGTTAAGCTTGAAAGAGAACTTGAAACAGCATTTGTTTTAGTATCTACATAGCTTCTTAAAGAACTATCTAAATTACTCATTTGGCTTGTTAGATTTGTTTCTAAAGTAGTAAGTCTTGAATCAACACGACTTTCTAAATTAGTCATTGAAGCAGTTATACTTTCATTTAAACTTGTCTGCCAGTCTTCTAATTCATCTAGTAATTGGTCGTTTAAAAATTCTTTGATAATATTTCCTGCCTCGTCAAATTTTGCTTTTAAATCTCTTGCTGGCATTGCAGGTTGGTCGGCTAAACTCTGAATAATGTTTAAATCAGCTGTTAATCTTTCCATTTTACCTCCTATCTCTTAGCATATCCACCTAAGAAATTTTCTATTTCCAATAGTGCTATACCAAAAGGTTTGTCTAAATTTATATGTTTCATTCTTATATTTGTTAATTCTTCATCAGTATAAGGATTTGCTATCCATTCATTTATAGTAGGTACATAGCTTCCAGTCTCAGAATCTATTTCCACATACATAATTAAACTATTTTCTGTATCTAAGGCAAAAGATACATCATTTGTTTCATCATAATAAATTGGGTATTCTATCTCATCTATAATAATTCTTGATTCAGGTGTATCTTTTATTTCATCATCTAAATAAATTTTAGTTTGCATATCTATAAACTTTTTCTTTTTAGCTCTATAAATGATATATGTACTATCTCCACCTGAAAAACTAAAGTTAGAAAAATCTATATTGTTAAAATCAAAACCACTTGTACTTGCTTCCTTAACTGTTTTCCAGTCAATGTCTCTATTTGTTTTTACTGCAATTTTAATTTTACTATTTTGGATATTTTTAGCCTTTAATATAGAACCTCTTTTATTAGTTTTCTTGTAATGATTTGGATAGCCAAACATATCTCTAGGTGTAGTCCAATGAGCTTCTATCACTTTACCATTATCATTAGTTCCACTTACCACATACACATATCCGTCATCTGTTCCAAAATACAAAGTTCCTAGTACCTCTCTTAAACAAGTTACCTTAACAGGTAATTCCCAGTAATACCATTCAAATTCTTTACCTGTAGAACCTTTAAATGTTTGTCTTGAATCTGCTAAATATACTTTGTTATCTATAGCAACTATCATAAATCCTTGATACTCACATACCCTTAAAAAAGAATAATTTGATTCGTGAATCATCTTAGCGTCAACCATTGAAGAGGCGTGAGTTACACTTTGCTCATATTGGATATTACCACTCATTAACTCTAAGCCTTGTTTACTAAAGAAAACTATATTATCCTTAAAATTAAATCCTTTAGAATAACAACCTATTGAGATGTTTCCTTGTGAAGTTGGATAAACTCTTCCATAGTCAGTAGCTGTTGTAGGTGTTAAGTAAAATATTGTGTCTCTTGTTTGGTCGTCTGTTTTTAAAACCCAAAGTACATTATTACCTACTACTAAAGATTTGATTTTATTATCACTATTACCACATTCGTAGTAATCTAAATCGCTACAGTATGAAGGATTATTTAAAGAGCAATGAAAAACAGCATTTGGATAATCTTCGTTTCCACTAAAGAAAATACGATTATCAAATACTGTTGCTATTGTACAATTTAATATTCTTTCTTTATATCCTTGTACAGTCTTTTTAAATTTAATTGATACATTATCTTGTCCTATTACACTTGGTGTAGCAGGAGCAGTATTAAAAGTTACTTTACCTGCCACGGTATCTACTGTGTAATTTGTAACTGTAGTGCTATTTACTTTTACCTCTTCAACTGAATCTATATCTTGTGAATCTAGTAAATAATCAATACTTGTTCCGTCTCCTGAAAATGTATTTATCCTATAATCAGATAGCATATTTACATCATCTAAGATTTCACCACCACCTGACGGACTTCTTGATATAGTTGTTGTTGGTATATAAGCATTATCTAATACAGATGTAACAGTTGTTCCGTCATATTTTAAGTAATTTGTACCGTCAGTTATATATAGGTTATCTCCAAACATAAACATATTAGATTCGTTATCAGCCATTTGGCTAAATAAAATCTCTTTTGTTTCTCCGTCTAAAGAACCTCTATATAAAGTAGTTCCACAATGTACTATAAGTTTTGTTCTTGAAAATAAATACATTCCGTGTATTCTATCATCATCAAAATGTTCTATTAGTTTATAACCGTGGTCTTGTTTGAATTATATTTGAATCTGTTTCAGCGTAAGATTTCCAAACATTTAAACAGTCAGGTGAGCGTGATGTATCAACTAAGCCTGTAGGATTAAGCAAGTCTATTCCTTTGAAATTGCTATATACTCTAGTCATAGAGCTTCCTATTGAATAAGCCATTAATCAAAATCTCCTTCTGTTATATTCGCACTAGCTCCAATTTTACTGAAATTAATCATTTGAAGCTTTCTATTTAATACTCTTTCAAAAGCCGTCCAGTCTTGTCCGAGGGTCTGTTTTAAATAAATCAGAAGCTACCATATATGGAAGTATAGCTTGTAATTCCTGAGGTATTTCAAGCTCAAAATCATCATCTGTTTCTTCTGTAATAGGTTCTAAATAAGGAATATACTCAACTATATAAGTTAGATTATCGACATTACTTAGATATAAATAATCACCTAATATTTTGTAATCTCCCTCAGATAAAGGATTATTATATTCGTCTAATACTGTAATAGATTTAATCTTTTTACAGTTTGGCATTTTTACTCTTTCATAGCCTTGTTTGTCAGTATATTTGCTTACACTTATTTCTTTAAGCTTAGGTATAGTTTTATAGTTAGATAACTCTTCATAAGGTGAAGCATAAAGTAAAGCACACTTCATTTGTATATCTTCATCATCAGTAAAATAAGTATTATTTGGTGCGTACTCATCACATAAACTAACAAATATTTTTTTATTTTCTCCGTATGTCATAGCTTTCTCCTATTCTAAAGTATTTAAAATTCCTTTAATCTCCTCTAGTGTTTGGAATCCTTCTCTTGTTACTATATAACCGTCTCCTTCATTCCATATAAGCCTTGTACCAAGTGGAAGTACATAAGTAATTTTAGATTCTTCCCTCATAGATGTAAGTTCGTCTATAGATTCTTCGTGTGTTATTTCTGTTGTAAATACTCTGCCGTGTACTGTTTGCTGTACTTTCTTTCTTTGTGTTCCGTCATCAGATGTAATTTCAAATTCATCTTCTACATCTGTATCTTCCTCTATTGTTAAACATAAAAAAGGTCTTAATGAAGGTGCTACAAACACTCTTTCTAATTTCTTTTGTTTTTTGTTCTTATCAATTTCCATAAGATACCTCCTCATAAATTATTTGGCATAAGTTTAAGGACTCGAACCTCAAATAACGGTTTTGGAGACCGTTGTGTTACCAATTACACCAAACTTACATAATGGTTGCAGGAGACAGAATCGAACTGTCAAAGTTTGGGGTATGAACCCAAATGGCTTCCATAGCTTCCTGCCAAATATAAAAAAATAAGGGGCATTTACGCCCCTATATTATCTATTTAAGAATGGTGAATCAGCAATTCCACTTACAGTCTCTTTTATAGCGTATGCTTGTTTAGGTTCTACAACTAAACCACCATATACATATAAACCTTTGAAGTATGTACCGAAACCTTTTTCTTTTTCAACAGCTGAAACTTTGTCGATTTGTTCTGCAAATGCGTAAGCTTTACCTGTTCTTAAGAAGTTGTATCTTACATCAGAAGCTACAGGTAATCTATTTTCAATGCAAATATTAACATTGTTATATCTACCTATAATACCTCTCTTCATTAAGTCAAGGTTAGCTGTTGCAAGTTCTGTCATGTGTATTCTTAATTCAGAGTACATTTTTGGAGAAAATTCTCCCCAAATTTCTGTAGATGTTGGTACATTATTACCATATAGATATACTAAACCGTCTTCGATAGCTCTCATTACATTCTTTTCATTTGGTGTAATAGCTGTAGCTGAGGCTTCGATAGTTGGTTTTGTAGAGTCAGTATTTATAACTGCTTGATATAATCTTGCAGATACAAATTCGTCAGCGTCTAAAGCTAATGCTTTAGCTGTTTCTGCCATATCTTTTTGTACAGCACCTGGGATAGCTTGTACTTTGTCTATATCGTCATAATATTTACCAAAGTATCTTTGTTGGTCTATAACTAATTCTGCTTCTGTTCCGTCAACCTCATCAAATGTAATATCTGCACCTTGTGTGTATGCTCTAATTTGAGTATCACCAAGTCTTGTGATGTGTAGTTTTGTTCCATATTTGATTTCACTATTAAATGAATAATCACTATGTTTTCTCATACCTGTAATTACATCTAGTTCTTTTAATATTGTTCTTGACCATAATTCAGGCTTAAATACTTTTAATGCTTCTGCCATTTTTTACTCCATTTCTATGGACTATTTTTTATAAAAGTGATTCATTGATTTCATAGCTTTTTCATATATTTTGTCATTCTTTAAATCTTCATCTGTTAAAGCGTTAAATTCCTCGATAGTAAAGAACTCATCAGGAGCTTTCTTAGAATCAATGTCTTTTAAAGACCCTGCTGAAAATGGCTTTTGTTTCTTAGTACCATTAATTTTCTCGTACATATCGTATATATCTTTTATAGATGTATCTTTATTGAATTTTTCTGAAAAGCTTTTAAACTCTTCTGAATCCACTATGTCCTCATCTAGTCCATTTTCTTTAATTTCTTTTAATCTTTTTTCTGTTACTTTTTTATTTTGTAAATAATTATTAAGTTCTGAATATGTTTCCTCTTCTCTAACTGTTCTGTTAACATTCGCTAAACGGTTAAATTCTTGATTTACATACTCATCATCTTGGGCGTCTAAAATTTCTTTAGCGTCATATTTTCCTAGAACTTTGTCATCATTTTTGTTTGACCTTGTCCTAGAAATAGTTACTCCATACTGCTTTTCAGACATATCTAGTAAGCCGTCTAAGCTACTTTGATTAGTTTGTTTCTTTAAGACATCAATTAATTGGTCTTTCTTAAACTCTTCATCATCATAAGCTCTCATTTTCCTTGAAATTGCTTTATCAAGTTTCTTTTGGAAGTTACCTTCCCATTTAGCTTTCATTTCGTCTACTTCTTGCTGTGAGTAACTCTTTGTGTCCTCAACATTTG